AAGGCGAAAGGCGGTAAGCCAAAGGATAAGTTTATCCGTGGCCTTGCGTGGGTAGCCTGTCGGTGGGCTGGACTTGTCCGACCGAGAGTAATCATGTTGGAAAATGTAGAGGAATTTAAGACCTGGGGACCGTTAAACCGAGGGCATCATCCGATTAAGGCAAAACAGGGTAAAACCTTTGAAAAATTTGTGCAACAGCTTACAGATTTGGGTTATGAAGTACAGTTTAAGGAACTGGTTGCAGCCGATTACGGTGCACCGACCATGCGGAAGAGATTCTTTATGATTGCCCGGTGTGACGGCAGGCCGATTGTATGGCCTAAGCCAACACATGCACCGGCAGATAGTAAAGAGGTAAAAGCTGGCTTGCTTAAGCCATATGTGGGAGCCTATACGCAGTTGGATTTCTCTCTTCCGTGTCCTTCCATCTTTGATACATCCGAAGAGGTCAAGGAGAAATATGGGATACGGGCGGTACGTCCCCTGGCACCAAAGACAATGGAGAGGATTGCTCGAGGAATCAAGAAATTTGTTGTAGATAGCGCAGATCCGTTCCTTATTGAAATAGGTTATGGTGAATCAAAAGGGCAAAAAAATCCGAGAGTATATAGCATCGAGAAGCTTTTACATACCATTGTGGCAAAAGATAAGAACTTCTTGGTTGCTCCGATACTCACGCAATACCATTCTTACGAGAAAGATGGATTGAGAGGACAAAGCATAGAAAATCCTATTATGACAGTGGATGGATCGAATCGGTATGGATTGGTTACTTCGTTTATTCAGAAATATTACGGTGGAAATTATAAAGGAAACGGATCGGATATTAAAGAACCTCTGCATACAATAACAACGCTTGAACGTAACGCTATGTGTGCCGTTAATCTGATACAGATGAACAATCATTGCGATGGAAGAGATGTAAAAGAGCCGATTCCTACAATCACAGCCGGAGACGGGCATTTCGGAGAGGTGAGAGCCTTCTTAGTGAAATATTACGGGCAGGGAACCGGTCAGGACATAAAAGAGCCTTTGGATACCGTGACATCACGTGACAGGTTTGGATTAGTAACTATCGAAGGAGTAGATTACAAGATCGTAGACATTGGATTGCGAATGCTGGAACCTAGGGAGTTATACGGATGTCAGGGATTCCCTGATGATTACATAATCGACCACGATTATACTGGCAAGACCTACCCGCAGCGAACAGGTACGCAGATGTGGAAACGCGGTATGCCCGCCGATCCCTGCAGCACTGGTGAGAGCAAATCTGCCGGAATTATGTGTGGCAGAGCGTACTCCAAATATGAAAGTAATACAGGAGCAGACCGGGCAGCTCCGGTTTGCGTAAATTAAAGTTTAGGAGGAATCAGAGATGAAGAGACTGACAGAAAAAGATTGGAAAGATAAATGCGAGGGTTATCCTTGGAATGTGCATCCGGTTAAAGACATTGATGAGCTGCCATATTATAAAAAACTTGCTGCCTACGAAGATGATGAGGAGCAGGGATTGCTCCTGCGGTTGCCATGCAAGGTAGGAGATACAGTTTATGTAGTCACTTCTCCATTTAATGTGTTTGATGATATTGAATATGATGAGAATATGAAAGAAGAAGTCTATGAAGCTTATGTTTCTAGTGTATCATTTTATAAAAGCGGAGAACAATATAGAATTTATGCTAAGGCAACAAATCATTTTATAGGAGTATATTTTAGAAAATGTGATTTTGGCAAAACAGTATTCCTCAAAAAATCCGAAGCCGAAGCAAAACTGAAAGAAATGATTTAAGCTGAAATTTAAGCGAGGTAGTCAATATGAAATATGAAATAGCAAAACATAATGCACAACAGTTTGCAAACGAAAGAAATCAGCCAGTGTATATAGCAAGAGCCGTAAAAATTAAAAATTTTGAAATCTTGTTTGATAAGGAAGATGTGACACCGAATTATCGTATATGGGAAACGGTAAATCCTACGAAAAATCTAAGTGAGAATACTAGCATGGGTGAATAAACTGAAATTTAAGGAGGAAAAGCAAATGGTACATAATCTGAAAATATTAGATGATTTTGCGGATGCGGTTTATATGAAAGATAAGACATTTGAAATCAGGAAGAATGATAGAGGATTTCAAAAGGGGGATTATATTAGATTCCAGGCGATAGGAAAAGATGGACTTCCGATCAAGCACGGTATAAATGATAAGGAGTATAGAATCACTTATGTTTTATGCGGATGGGGATTGAAGAATGGATATGTGGCTTTTGGACTTGAAGAAGCAGACTGAAAAAGGTATTGCAGGAGAAGAAGTGTATTTAATGAAACTGTAAGGTGTTCTTTCTAGAAGATACCGGAGAAGGAAGAAACAAACAAATCATTATATGAAAACAAGGAAAAAGGCATTGTTGAAGGGAAACCCCTGTCTGAATGCAATAGACGGGAAATAAGAAATGGGTACATTGAGAATTGAATATTAACGATTGGGGTGATATTATTATTGTAAAACAATTACAACAGAAGAGAATAATACTATGAAGAATAAATATAATCCTTATATGATAGACATAAAATACGAATTTAGAACGTATCGAAATGTCGGACAAGATTACGGAAATTTTAAAAGTGCAAACTTAGGTTTTATATCTAATTTCATTCGATTTATTAGAAGGACTTGGAATAGAAAACAGACCAAATATAGATTTTGCAATACATACTCGGATTGGGAAGAGCATATAACAACCGTTTTGAACAAGGGTATCGTCAACTATGATGATATGCTTCATTGGTTGATTGGAAAAAGGAACTATGCAAAACAGCATTTAGAGGCTATAAAAGCTATTTTAATTCCAATTTATGTGGCACTTATAGGTGCATATGACGTCTTTTTGAAGAAAGAAGAAAATTCGTTGTGGGAATTGATTATTTTCTTGTCATGCATAATAGCTATATCGGTATTTGTTTTATTTGAAGCAATCGATAAGGTTGATTTTTTTGATGAGTTGGTTAAAATGGCGAAGGAAAATAATCGCAAAATATCGGGTTTCAGATTGATGCATATTTTGTAGAATAGGGGTGAAAAGGCAATTGGAATGGATGAAAAAGAATTAATTTCAGAAAAGAAAGGGTAGAAGTTCCTATTGCACCTGTGTTATTTTGTATAGTGAAAAGAGATTCATGAAAGACACCGTTATCCATTTGGCGGTGTCTTTTGCATAGCCTGTAAGAGTTTACTCCTGACTGCTTACAGGCTATTTTGATGGATTAAATACGGAAAGGTGGTGTTGCAGGATGGCTAAACTTAATGCCAGGCAGCAGAGATTTGTTGAAGAATACCTGATAGACCTGAATGCGACACAGGCAGCAATAAGAGCAGGTTATAAAAAGACAGAGTATACGGATACAAATGCAAATAAGCTACTAGAGAATACTAGAATTCGAGAAGCGATTGATAAAGCAATGGCAGAACGGTCAAAAAGAACCGGAATCAATCAGGATCGTGTGATTCAGGAGTTGGCAAGGATCGCCTTTGTTAATCCGCAGAATGTTATTAATGCTGAAGATGGATCAGTGAGAGACGGTGCTACAGAAGATGATCTTGCCTGTATCCAGTCTGTGAAGGTTAAAACCATGAATGGTGAAAAAGGATATTCTGAAGAAAGAGAAGTCCGGTTAAATGACAAAATAAAGGCTTTAGAACTGCTTGGAAAGCATCTGGGTATGTTCAAAGATAAGGTTGAACTGGAAGCGGATATGGAACTGAACATTAACATTGATTATGGGGATAAGGAATGAATAGAGAAAAATACAATGATCCAACAGCAGAAACGGCTATTGCAAATGTAATGAGGGAGCGAAGGAAGGTAAAACGGCATGAATATAAATATTCAAATGAATCCTTGCTTCCGGGAAGTGGACAGGAGCCGGAAGCGGTACATTGTCATGAAAGGAAGTGCCGGATCCGGAAAATCTGTTGATACCGCACAGAATTATATATTAAGGCTGATGCAGGATAAAGGCAGGAACCTTGTATGTATTCGAAAATCAGATATTACAAACCGTGACAGCACCTTTGCAGAATTGACCGGTGCTGTTTATCGGATGTTCGGAGATAAGTATGATCAGTATTGGCAAATCAACATGTCGCCTTTGAGACTTACCTGCCGGGCAAATAGCAATCAGATCATCTTCCGGGGAATGAATGATGATAAGCAGCGTGAAAAACTGAAATCAATCACATTCCAAAAAGGAAAGCTTACGGATGTATGGTGTGAAGAAGCAACAGAACTGACACAGGCAGACTTAGAAATCATTGATGACCGTTTGCGTGGTGAACTCCCAGAAGGACAATTTTATCAGATCAGAATGACCTTCAATCCGGTAAACAAGAATCACTGGATCAAGAAGGTCTTTTTTGATATTCCGGATCCTAATGTATTGACACACCATAGCACATACCTGATGAATAGATTCATAGATGATGCCTATAGGCAGCGTATGGAAAGAAGAAAGATCGTTGATCCTGAAGGATATCAGATTTATGGATTAGGTGAATGGGGAGAGATTGGTGGTCTGATTCTCCATAATTGGGAAATTGGTGAGTGTTCCAAGAATCCGGCAGACTATGATGATTTTGCAATTGGTCAGGACTTTGGTTTCAACCATGCAAATGCAATTCTTCTATTGGGGATCAAAGATGATGTGATCCATATAACACAAGAAATCTATGTGTTTGAGAAAGATACATCAGAGATCATAGAGCTTGCAAGGAAAGCTGATATACCAAGAAACAAGCAGATGTGGTGTGATTCCGCAGAACCGGACCGAATCAAGATGTGGCAGAAGGAAGGATATAACAGGGCAAGAGGTGTTGATAAAGGTGGTTCAGCAGGTTCTGTAAAAGCACAGATTGATTATCTGAAGCAGCATCGGATTATTGTTGATCCGTCTTGTGTCAATACCATCAAGGAACTGCAACAGTGGAAGTGGAAATATGATGATAAAACAGGGGAATATCTGGATGAACCTGTTCCCTTCCAGGATGATGCAATGGCTGCTTTGCGATATGGCGTTGAAGGATGGCGTAAACCGGCTGCTGAATGGCTTTTCTAATGGCTTATAGACTTATACATATAATCCGCTTAAAGGGGGCATAGACAAATGCTGAAAATAGAGGAAATAAAGCAGTTCATTACTGAAGATTTTTCTTCAGCTAAAAAGAAATTTGCAAGAAAAGGTCAGGCATATTATGACGGAGATCACGATATAAAGCATTACCGGTTGTTTTATTACAATGGGGATGGAAAACTTGTAGAAGATACGACAAGAAGCAATGTGAAGATTTCCCATCCGTTCTTTACGGAATTGGTGGACCAGACAGTACAATATATTCTTTCTACCAAGAATGGCTTAATTCGATCAGATATACCGGAACTTCAGAAACAAATGGATGATTATTTCAACGAAAATGAAGATTTTACCGCTGAATTTTCTGAAACACTTACCGGCTGTATTACTAAAGGCTTTGATTATATGTATGCATATAAGAATAAGGACGGTAAAATAGCTTTCCAGTGTGCTGACAGTATTGGTGTAGTGGAAGTCCGGGCGAAAGATACGGATGATGGTTGTGAATATGTGATTTATTGCTATACAGACCGGATTGTAAAAGATCATAAAGAGATTAAGCGTATTCAGGTATGGGATGATAAAAATATATATTTCTATGTTCAGAGCGGTGAAGGTGAGATTGAAAAAGATATGTCAGAGCCTATCAATCCAAAGCCACATACATTGTACAAGAAAGAAGGGGATGAAAAAACCTATTTTGATGGGTTCGGTTTCATTCCTTTCTTCCGTTTGGACAATAACAAGAAGCAGTTTTCTGACCTGAAAAAGGTTAAAGATCTGATTGATGATTATGATTTAATGGCAAGCAGCCTGTCAAATAATCTGATTGATTTTGATACGCCTATTCACGTGGTTAAGGGATATCAGGGAGATAATCTTGACGAACTTCAGACCAATTTGAAAACTAAGAAGATTATAGGTGTTGGAGAAGAAGGGGATATTAATGTTCGCACGGTAGATATTCCTTATGAAGCAAGGAAAACGAAGTTGGAATTGGATGAAAAGAATATTTACCGTTTTGGTATGGGATTAAATACTGCCGGACTGAAAGACACTTCTGCAACAACCAACATTGCGATTAAGGCTGCCTACTCCCTTCTGGATCTTAAGAAATCAAAGCTGTGGATCAGAATAAAGCAGTTTTTAAAGAAGATTGTGAAGGTTGTACTTGATGAAATCAATAAGGAAAACGGCACAGATTATAAGCTGTCTGATGTGTATTTTGAAGATGAACCTGAAATTATGAGCAATGCACAGGAAAATGCACAGAATGCCTTGACGGAAGCACAAGAGCAGCAGACACGAATCAATATGCTGCTTGCCCTTGCTGAAATGCTTGATAATGAAACTCTGATACAGAATATCTGTGATGTGCTTGATATTGACTATGAGAAGATCAAAGGGAAGCTTCCGGATCCTGACGAAGCCGAGACGGCCGTTACGGATGCACAGAATGGATTGAATGGTGTGGTGGTAGAGGATGAATCAAAGACAAAAGGAAATCCTGTAATCACAACTGAATAATGAAAAGCGCATCTTGAATGAACTGAAACAGGTATATATGCAGGCAATGAAAGATTGTGAAAAGAAGATTGCGGACCTTTCAAGTCGCAGAGATATGGAAAATCTGCAATCCATCATTTACCAGAAGCGATATCAGCAGGCCTTAAGAGGCCAGCTTGAAGGAGTTCTGGAACAGTTGCATAGTGACGAATATGCTACAGTGTCCGATTATCTTGCAAGATGCTATGATGATGGTTTTGTTGGAGCCATGTATGACCTTCATGGACAAGGAATACCGATTATACTTCCAATAGATCAAGAGCAGGTGGTAAAGGCTGTACAGACCGATTCCAAGCTTTCAAAGCCATTATATAGCCGTTTGGGAGAGGATGTAGACCGGTTGAAGAGAAGTGTCCGGGCA